GTTATATATTTAAGCTAATACGATAAAGAAACACGTTAGCAAGAAAGTTGTAATTGATATTAACAGAAGATTTAAAGCATCTATCAAAAATTGTTTTGACTGTAAGTAATCAAGCATATTAGGCCGCCTTTCTTTTAGTATCTTGTAAGACAACAAACCCACTACCTAAAAACTCTTGATACCCTTTTGACTTTTTAAGCTTAAGTCCAACAATTTTATTATTAGAATATAAAGCATTATCAATGTCGGATATGTCGCCGTCAATGACCTCGCGACCTAAAAAGGTTTTTGGTAGGTGTTTTTCAAATACTACTGCAATAGGGTTGTTGTATTGTAAGGCAATTTCAATTTGTTTTTGATAGGTTGCTTTCCCGCTATATGAAAATATAACTTTATAATTATGTAACTTGTTAACATCCTTTAAGCGTTTGGCGCGTTTTGTATAGTCAATAAATAGTATATTGGGATGCTTAACAATTATGTCAGTTAATTCGTAGGCTATATCGCTAATCGTGTTCAATCTTACAGTAGGGATTACGCCTTGCTTTTTACAAGTCTTTTCATAGTTGTTTAATTCTTTATGAACTTGAGCGATAAACAATTCTTTATGGTTCATGTAATAATCCGATCTTAATGAACGCGCTTTATCAACTGATGACATTGCGCCGCGCCCACTGTTAACAAGGCAAAGCTTTAAACATCCCGCGGCTTTTGATGCGGGGCAAATGGTTAAATTTGGTTTCATACTAAGGCTAGCAAGTCTAAAATCTTTATTGTGCTTGTTGGATTTTAAAACTTTTGTATTAGTCGAGTTAGTCGCAATTATTGAATTACGTTTAAAGTATTGTTTTGTATTTGTCATAATCTTAATCCTTTCTTAAAATTCACAATCTAATATAGTACAAATATTTTCATGACGTATAAAGGCACTAGGTTCTTGCAATGCTTCCCATATATTTTCATTTTCTATTGCTACACTTGGACAAATAAAACGCTCGTTACATTCAATAATAAATTGTTGCTTTGTCATAATCTTAATCCTTTTGTTTATGATGGAATTAATTTACCATAATAAAAGTAAATATCAAGTTAATTTATGCCCACCCCTTATATATATTTATAAATCATTTGACTGTTGCAAATGCGCAACAACTCAAGCGAAATAGGATGTTCACCTTTTGTTCCCGGCGACCCCACCCAACCATCTCACATATATTTCTATGTTTAACTTTATATATACATCACCACCTATTTTTATATCCCCATTTTTTTTCTTGAATTTTTTTTGCCCTGTGGTAATTATACAACAGATGATGCCGCGCGTTCAACCAATATTGAAGCCTCGCACCTCGCCTTTTGTAAAGGCCTATGGGGGTATTGCGTCATTTTTTTTTTGGAAAAATTTTTTATGAAACCTTGTAAGTCATGTACCAGTCCTAAGACCTGTCAGAAGATGGGTAAGTGTAGAAAGCGTTCTAGTAAGCGTAAATCAAGCGGTTATAAGATACCTGGGTATTAGTGTATTATGTTTGGTAGACCTGGCTTAGATCGATTTAACAGACCCAATGGCAACCTAACTAATGGTGGTAGGCAAAATAACATGGGTTTTGCACCCTTGCAACGTGCTGTAAGGCAACCCGGTGGTAATGGCGGTATGATGCGTCAACAGCAACCCATACAACAACGCCCTATGCAATCTACTCCAAAACAACCTATGATGCAAAATTCTGTGCCAGAATATATTAAAACAGCGCCAAGTGTTGCACAAATGCCACAAATGCCACAGCCTATGCAGCAAATGCCTGTAACGCAACAACAAATACCTAATCAAATGCAGCCGATTAGACAGTATGAGCAACCACAACCAATGTTAACTAACAATGTTGAGCCTGTAGAACCTAAGATGCCACAATACAGTATACCTACAATGCCTGATAAACAGCCTATTATGCAAGATTATATGCCGTTTGCTGGTAATAACAACGCATTTAATAATTATAATCGCATGATGCAGCAACAAACATTAAACAATCAGTTAAGAGGACTTGGACAGATATCTGATGCAGAATTGAGGCAACGTAATGGGTTTTAAGCCGGGACATAAAAAAACAGGTGGCCGCAAAAAAGGTACACCTAACAAGCAACCAGCATTATTAAAAGATGCTATTTTAGAAGCTGCGATCAAAACAGGCGGTGGTAAGGATGGACTTGTTAAGTATTTACGTGAACGTGCAGAAGAAAACCCTGCCGCTTTTATGACGTTGCTAGGCAAAGTATTGCCAATGCAAATAGCTAACGATGATAGCGGCGAGCCATTTAAAATAATTAACCAAATACAGTTGACAGCACCAAAAAGTGACAGCGATTAACATAGAATTACCGCCCAAGCTTATACCTGTATTTGAAGGTAAAGCTGATTTTAGGGGCGCATATGGCGGCAGGGGCAGTGCCAAGACACGTAGCTTTGCCATGATGACAGCTGTAAGAGGCGCAATGCTTGCAAGTAATGGTGAAAGTGGACAAATACTTTGCGCTCGTGAGCAGTTAAACAGTTTGAATGATAGTAGTTTTGCCGAGGTAAAAGCAGCTATATTGGGCAATGAATGGCTGTCACAATGTTATGAAGTAGGTGAAAAGTTTATAAGAACTAACCCTAAAATGCCAGGGCGTGTTGATTATAGCTTTAGCGGACTAAGACATAACCTTGAAAGTATTAAGTCAAAAGCGCGTATTATGCTGTGCTGGATTGACGAAGCAGAACCTGTAAGCGAATTAGCCTGGAGTAAGCTACTCCCTACAATTCGTGAAGAAGGCTCTGAAATATGGGTAACATGGAACCCAGAACGCAAAGGTAGTGCTACAGACCAACGCTTTAGGCAAGAACCGCCTAACAGCAGTAAAATAGTACAAATGAATTGGAAGGACAATCCTTGGTTTAATAAAACGCGATTAGCCAATCAGCGTGTAGAAGATCAAGAAAAACGACCCGATAGCTATGAATGGATATGGGAAGGCGATTATGCCAGTGTGCATGAAGGCGCATATTTCTCTAAACTATTAGCGCAAGCTGAACGTGATAAACGCATTGTTGATAGTTTACCTATTGACCCGGCACTGCCTGTATATGGCTTTCATGATATCGGTGGCTCTGGTGCTAAAGCTGATAGTTATACGATTTGGTTAGCGCAATTTGTAGGTGATTGGATACACGTACTTGACCATTACATAGCACAAGGTCAGGTGTTAAGTTATCATATCAATGAGATGCGTAGACGTTGGCCTCACGCAATAATGCAACTACCACATGATGGTGTTAACGAAAATAGTTGGACAGGCAAAAGAATAGAAGATCACTGGAGAGATGGTGGGTTTGAGGTTTTAAAACCATTAACAAACCAAGGTAAAGGCGCAGCAATGCAACGTGTTGAGGCTGTAAGACGCATACTACCTAAATGTAAGTTTGTTAGAGAGAAAACACAGGCTGGCCGAGTATCTCTTGGCTGGTATCACGAAAAGCGCCCTGCTGATGGCCGTGAAATAGGACTTGGCCCTAATCACGATTGGTCATCACATGACGCTGATAGTTTTGGATTAATGGCAATAATGTCAGATAGATTTGTTAGACGTAAAGCAAAACCACTGATGATGCCTAATTACGGAAGTGCAATATAATGCAAGAATACAACGCAGACATATTTGACGACGAAGAAAACAACACTGCTGATGGCGTTGATGATGCTGGTAATGACGATGTACTGTCTATGGTACGTGCTGAATTTGAGCAATCTATTGGAATGTCACATGACAGTGACTTAACAAACAGTCGTGAAATAGCATTACGTTATTACAATGGCGATGTGTTTGATGTGTCTGTATTCGGCCAGCGTAGTAAAACTGTAAGTACAGATATTGCCGACAATGTTGAATCTATACTGCCTGACCTTGTAGAAATACTATCAGGTGAAGATGTTGCTGTATTCCAGCCTGTAGGTATAGAAGATGAAGAAGCTGCACAACAAGAAACAGATTACATAAATCATGTGTTTTTTGAGCAAAACAATGGGTTCCAGGTGCTATATGACGGCATAAAAGAAGCATTATTACTAAAAACAGGTATATTTCGTTGGTATTGGGAAGAAGATAGCTACGACGACAAGCAAACGTACGAACAGATTGATGGCTTTGGCTATATGTCAATGCTTGAAAACGGCTATGAACTAACTGCTGGTGAAACAGAAGAACGTGAAGACGGCCAAATAACTATAACAGGCGCTGAATTTACTAAAACTACTACAAAGGGCCGCGTAAAAGTAGAAACAGTACCCGCTGAACGATTTGCAGTAGCAAAAGACACAGTAAGATTACGTGATGCAACATATTGCGTTGCACAAATACAAACACGTAAACAAGATTTGTTAGAAAAAGGCTATGATCCTGACAAAGTAGCTAATTTAACTAACATAGACGTTGGTGACAATGAAACTGTTACTGATGCACGTAGTCTAGACACTGAAGATGATTTATTTAACAATTCAGTAGGTGTCATGGAGCAAGTTACTGTTTTAGAGCATTATATACGTGTTGAAGGACAAATAAAACGCTTAATAACTAATGACGATGCGTCTGTTATATTGGAAATTGAAGATGCGGACTATATACAATACTCTAGTATATGTCCATACCCAATGCCGCATAAATTTTATGGATTGTCACTTGCTGACAAATTAATTGAAGTACAGCGTGTAAAAACAGGCATACAACGTCATATGTTAGATGAATTGTCATTTAGCTTGAATCAACGCATGGAAGTGTCAGAAGATGGTGCAAACGAAAACACTATATCTGATTTGCTTAACAACACGCCCGGTGCGCCGATACGATCACGCAATGGCGGTGCCGTAAGACCTGTAAGACTGGCTGGCAGTGGTTTTGACTATATGTCAGGTCTTGAAACAGCAAATGTTATGGCAGAGCGCCGTACAGGCATCATGCGCGGTGAAACAGGTATCAAAGCTGATACATTACACGAAACGGCTTCAGGAGCGCTTACAATGCTTTCTGAGGGCAAGAAACGTACAAGACTTATGGCACGTATATTTGCTGAAGGCGGCATCAAGGATATGATGATAGGATTGCATTGTCTTATCAAAGATTACGCTACAGAAGCTGATTATGTGCGTCTTAGAGGTAAATGGACACAAGTAGACCCTACAAAGTGGGGTAGACGGCACGATATGACTATAGAGATTGGCGTTGGTGCTGGTGGTAAACAACAAGAAGCATTGTTAGCTAAAGAAGTTATTAATTTGCAGGCTGCAATTGTAAGTCAACAAGGCGGTGCGCCGCAAGGTTCATTAGCAACACCTGAGTCAATACACGCCGCATTAATACGATACGCAACAAAAGCTGGTATAAAAGCACCTGAAATGTTTTTCCCTGCACCGCAACCTGGCATGGGCGAGCAAGGGCAAGAGCCGCAAGATAACAGCGAACAAATAAAAATGCAAATGGAAGCACAAGCTAAACAACAAGAAATGGAACTTAAAAAATACGAAATAGATAGTAAAATGCAGTTAGAGCGTGAAAAAATGGCTGCAAACGATGCATTGCAACGTGAGAAAATTGACCGAGAAACAGCACTTGCTGTGCAAATGCGTGAAATGGAAATGCAATATAAACAAGAAGTATCATCATTTAGACCAGGTGGTAGCCTTATAACATGACAACAATTAATGGCGCAGAAGCAAGCACGAACGCTACACAGGCTAAACGTGAATTAAAGCTGACAACCACAGCACTAAAAAACATGGAAGATATAGCATATGAAGCACTGTTAAAAACAGGAGCAAAAGACGAAGATAAACGACGTGAACTTATAGCACTTATCAATGTGTGCCGTGAGATTCCACGTAAACTAAACAACTACATTGACACTCATAAGATTAACCAAGAAGGAGTCTAAAAAATGAGTAATGAAGCCCCCTTAAGTATCGACGAAGCCGTAAGCGAGCTAACACAGTTAGAACCGCCAAAGCCTGAAGAAGCAGAAACTACAAATGCTGTAGAAGAAGTAGAAACAGAAGATACTGAACTAGATGGTGAACCAGAAGCCATCGACGACGACGAGGAGCCTGACGATAGCGAGGTCAACCTTGAAGATGAAGAAGTTGAGGAAGTTGAAGCGGAAGAAGATGTTCCGTCAATCGATGCACCCCAATTCTGGACTGATGGCGCTAAAGATGTTTTTTCATCACTGCCTGCTGAAGCACAATCTGTTATTGCAGATGAAGTTAAGCGGTCACAAGCTGAAACAACTAGAGCGCAACAAGCTGCGGCTGAAGTAACTAAACAGTCAGTGCAACGTATGGAGCAGTTAAATAATGTTATTGAGTCAGTGCAAACTGAAACAGCAACATTAGATAGACTGTTTGATGAGCGTTGGAATAACATTGATTGGGTAGCTATGTCGCAAAGAGACCCATCAGAATACTTGCAAAACAAAGCGTTGTTTGAAGCTGAGTCGCAAGCCTTAGAGGTTCACAAAGAATCTGCGGTTAATGCACAAAAAGAATATGAACAACAGATATTGCAAGAAAACTTTGCAAATGTACCTAAACTATTTCCAGATTTATTGGATGCTGTTAAAGGGCCAGAAATACAACAAACATTAACTAAAACATTGTTGGATTTGGGCGCGACACCAGAAGAACTTAGGTTTGCAAAACCAGGAATGTTAGCTTTAGCTTATGATGGTATTAAGTACCGCAATAGTCAAAAGAAACTTTCAAAAACTAGCGCAAAACCTGTGCCTAAGACAATCAAGTCAAAAGGCAAATCAGCAGGCAATGCAAATTCATTAAGAAAAGCTCGTGCTGCAAAGCGTTTCAATAAATCTAATTCATTAGATGATGCTGTTGCGTTATTGTTATCGAGTTAGCTATCAACAGGAGATATTAAGATGGCTGCACCAACAAACACAATCGTACCAGCAGGTGTTGCTGGCAACAGAGAAGACCTCTCAAACCTCATCGAGCGCGTTGCTCCTGAGAAAACACCATTCTGCTCAAACATTAAAGGCGGCGGCGTAAAAGTTACTGCTACACGTCATGAGTGGCAAACAGAAACACTAGCTGCACCAGATGCTGCTTCAGCACAAGTTGATGGTGATGATACTACATCATTTGAAGCTAACACAAGAACTCGTGTTGCTAACCGCGTACAAACTAAAAAACGTGCGGTAGTTGTAGCTGGCATACAAGAAGCTGTTGACTCAGCTGGCGTAGCGTCAGAAATGGCTAGACAAAAGCTTATCAAAGGTATTGAGTTAAAGCGTGACTTTGAAGCTCGCTTCATTGGTAACTTTGCTTCATCTGAAGAATCAGGATCAACTGGGCGTAAAGCTGCTGGTGCATTAGCATGGGCAACTTCAAACGTATCACGTGGTTCTGGCGGTGCTAATGGTGGATATAGCGGAACAGATTGTGCTGCTGCTACAAATGGTACACAACGTACTTTCACTAAAAGCATCATGGATGCCGTAATTCAGTCTGGATTTAACAATGGCGCTACATTCTCACAAATCTATATGAGTGCTGCACACAAAGCAATATTTTCTGGATTTACAGGATTAGCGGCTAACAGATACCAAGTATCTGCTGGGCAAGAAGGTAGAGTAATTGGCGGTGCAGACGTGTATATGTCTAACCACGGCGAATTAACTGTGATACCTGTACAGTAT